AACACATAATACCCTGTCTATTCTACCGTCAAGCCCATGATATCACAGCTTTATCCCCGCTTACCCTGCACCAGTTCCGGCAAAGCCCCCGTGCGCACTAATGTCGTTTCGCTCGTACAATATGTTTTCACCCGATATTGACATAGGAACCAACTTGTTGTATTCTATATACTGTTACCGCCTGCCACGTTGGCTTGGCTGCTCTTTGACATTGTTAGACTCTACCCGCTAGGTTTCGTTATGTGTTCCGCATAACAGACCGATAATGCTAGACGACCTGCTAATCTACCGCGTCGGGGTGGCCAACCATCCCGCTGTTCCTTAGACGGTGCGCGCCTTGTGCGTTGTACTGTTGTTCCAGCCCGTGCCCGAGACAAGCCTTGTGCCTCTTGCGGCCTACCGGATTTACGGACGACACGTCGCGGTAAGAACCCGAAACACGGGCATGGTGTATCGCGCGAGCGATCACCTCAACGAACCTATAAGGCAGGCGTTCAACAAAAGAGTGCATCATGCGGCCTGACACCCCGCGCGGTGCAAGGAACAACGACCGACAACAACCAGCAACACGTTATGCGCCTACATAGCAGGGCAACAACCAGCAACACGTTATGTGTTTCGCATAGCAGGGCAACAACCAGCAACACGTTATGTGTTTCGCATAACAAAGGAGACGACAACATGACCTTCGAGACACTCACCCTATCCCTGCCCGCCCACTGGCTTCCGGCCATTGTCAACGACGACCCGACTGGCCTCGACGACACCGAATACAATGCGTTCCAGCGATGGGTACGCGACACCTATACCGAGATTGGGATATTCCATGTCGGCACCATTGCCGACGACACCCACTTCGCCCGCTACCACGATGCCGCCGAGTACGGCGTGCTGGCCTGCGACTGCTACGACGTAGACCTGTGCTTTGAGGAGAGGGCCTATGCCTAAGTTTTATGTCACTCTGACGTGGCACGACTGGCCCGAGGGCGGGTCATACGGCACCGTCGTTGACGCGGCCGACCACGACACCGCCGAAGCGTATGCCCGCCTTGAGATGGCTGGGGCGTATGCCGAGGCTGTGCGCTATGAAGACGACGTCGTCACACCCGAGCACGTACTGGCGACCTACAGCGACCGCTGGCATGTCGTAGACTGCTGGGCGGTACAGGACTTCCTCGACCAACATAACCCACCCAACAAGGAACCAACAACATGACAAAGCGAGTAAAGAACCTTGGCCTTAGCGCCTGCAAAAGCCCCAACGGTATCAGCGACACGCTGACCGTCGCCGCCAACCCTTACATCTGGACGCGGGACGAGGCGGCTGTCGCCTCACGCCCGATCAACGACGCCATAGCCGCGATGCTTTCGGCGCGCATTATGCGAAACACATAACAACAAGGAACCAACAACATGACAAACAACACCACGATCACCCGCGCTGCTATCCAGACAGACAACGCGTTCCGCAACGCGTTTGCGGCTATCTGCCGCCGCGCCCTGCCCTACATGGCCGCAGACGCCTACCACATGGACCTGTTGTACGATGCCGAGTCTGCTGCGCGCATGAACCCCGGCGACAGGATTTACCTTCTGGTGCGTACGTTGGGTACGTTCGTCTATATGTACGGCGACGACGCCGTGGCCCAGATACCCAAAACAGATGGGCAGGCTGTGCTGCGCGTTGTGCGTGGGTCGTTCGACTCGTTCACCGTGACGATCGTGTACGATATAGCGGCGGGGTATCGGTGAGCGGCAACGGTGACGGCAACGGTGACGGCACCGGTCGCGGCAACGGCTACGGCAACGGCAGCGGCAGCGGCTACGGCTACGGCTACGGCAACGGCAGCGGCAGCGGCTACGGCTACGGCACCGGCACCGGCAACGGCAGCGGATACGGCACCGGCTACGGCACCGGCTACGGCAACGGCAACGGCTACGGCTACGGCACCGGCAACGGCACCGGCAACGGTGACGGATAACCCCGCATTATGCGGAACACATAACCCATAAAGGAAACACCATGAACACCCTTGCATCCCACCTCATCAACCAGCGCGTAATCATTCGGGCATCAGACAGCGGCGTGCATCACGGCACACTCATCGCCGTAGAAGGCACCGCTGTCCGGCTAGCAAACAGCCGGCGGCTCTGGGAATGGTCGACGGGCGGAACTGGTATTAGTCTGTCCGAAGTCGCGATCTGCGGCATCGACCCAAAGGCGTCTATGGTCACGATGGTTTTGCCCGACCTGATCGTTAGCGGGGTGTGCGAGATAATCCCCACGCACGGTATGTGCGACGCCACGATCGACGGCGCTGGCGTGCATGTACCATAACCCCCGCATTATGCGGAACACATAACAACAAAGGAGACGACAATGACAAACCAAGCACATGCAATGTATCAAGTAGACCTCGACCAAGCGACGGCCATGATCGCCGCGGGCGGTCACCTGCGGACTGTACTCGTAAGTGGGCACATGGGGACAGGTAAGAGCTCCATGCTGACGGGGCTGGCCCAGCGGTTCCCCAAGCACAAAGCGTGCTACTTCGACTGCACCACCAAAGACCTCGGCGACATCATGATCCCGAAGATGAAGGGTGGTGGATCGACGATGCGCGGTAAGATAAACCCTATGACCCACGAGGTATCACTTACGACGGCGGACAACGACGAGTCGGGCGGGCAGGACTTCGTGCGCTTCGCTACCAACGAGGAGTTGGGCCTGCACTTCGACGGGCCCGTCATCATCATGATCGATGAGCTGGGTAAGGCCAACCCGATGGTGCAGAACGGCCTGCTGCGCCTCATGCTAGAGCGTAAGGTCGGGTCCTACGAACTCCACAAGGACAGCATCGTGTTTGCCACAACCAACCTCGGGGCCGAGGGCGTTGGCGATATGCTGAAACCCCACGCCCGCAACCGCATCACGTGCGTGACACTCAAGAAGCCTGACTACCTGTCGTGGATCGGGTGGGGCCTGAACAACGGCATCGACCACACTATCTTGGGCTGGGTCAAAGACAACCCGCAGGTATTCCAGTCGTTCGAAGATGTGCAGAACCCCGACGACAACCCGTACATCTACCACCCACGCTCGCAGCGCGCGGCGTTTGTCACCCCACGATCGTTAGAGTCTGCGTCTGACTGGCTCAAGCTGCGGGCCCACATGGACGACGTGACCGTGACCGCCGCCCTGATCGGTACCGTAGGGGACCGCGCGGCTATGGACCTCATGGCGTTTGTGCATCTGGCCGAGGACCTGCCTACAATGGAGAGCATCAAGCGGTCCCCCGAGACAGCCAAGGTACCCACGTCGGCCGCCGCAGTCTGCATGGTCGTATACCGGACACTGGCCACTATCGACGCCGACTGGATCGACGCGTGGATGGTATACATGGACCGGCTTGACACCGAAGCACAAGGCATGTTCGCCAACGGCGTACGCGCCCCGAAGTACGCAAAGCAGGGGCTGGTCATGACCAACAAGGGCTTTACGGCTTGGGCAAGAAAAAGGAGTTATTTGTTCGCGGCTGACGTGTGACATGACCAAAAGCATAACAGTGCGGGGTGTTACATACCCCAGTCAGAAAGCAGCGGCAGACGCCCTCGGGATATCCCGATCGGCAGCGTGCTCCGCCAAGCAGCGGGGCACGCTCGACACCGTGGGTCTGGGGCCACTCAAGAAAGGCTGCGAGGGCGTACACAAGAAACCCATCATCATGGACGGCGTTGAGTGGCCATCCCGTGGGGCACTGGCCGAGCACCTCGGCGTGAGGCCGAGTGAGCTGTCCTCATACTTCAAAGTGTGCGACGCGATTATGCGGAACACATAACAACCAAGGAGAATGACATGCCTATAACCTACATACTCGAGTCAACCATAACCACCACATACCGCCACAATGTCGTGGCCGACACGCTCGCCGAGGCTATTGAGATGGTCGAAGACGAACAGGACGACGGTACAGAGCATGACAGTAGCAGCCCCACGGTCACGCGGTATGCCATCGAAGGCCAGATGGGCTGGAACACCATACAAGGAGAATGACAGTGTTTATGACAAAACTTACTGCCGAGCAGCGGCTACAGAAAGCGGTTATCGCCATCATGGCCAACCGCAAGTACGTAGCGTTGGCTGGCGTACTGATGATCGGGCGTCGC